CACTTCTAGAGTCGAACGTAAAGGACGAGATCAAACACGACCTCGCTCTTGGATACATCACCAACGCACTAGGCGTCGATGACAAAGCCGAAGCCGAAGCACTGCGCTTACGTGCAGCGTGGGAACAACATCCAGACCACACAATATGTAAGGCGTTAGTAGCAGAGAGAGCGATCTTCTTTGTACTACTACCCTTCTTCAGATTCTGTGGTGACGCAGGATTACGTACAGTATCAGCAGACATCTCTCGAGATGAGCAAGTACACGTAGCAACAAACAGTTTAGTATGTACAGAGTTAGGTCTAAAACCTAGTAAATCTCTTGACATGTTAAGAAAGGCTACTATAAACTGGGTTATGGAACCATTAAAACAAAGTGCTGATAAATATTTGGACAAAAAATTTTGGCTCGATGCCAGCGACAGACTAATGTACGAAGGCAAAGCACCACAATTCCAATCAACCAAGGCAGCTAGAATGCCTGCATTTTTTGAACACTCAAATGTCAATCTCCCTCAATACTCTTAAGCTGCATAACGACAGACTTGATGAGTTGTTAAAGAAACTAGAAGCTGACTTTGGGTGGAAACCAATTCACCCATCAGAACCAATCGAGTCAATCATGTACAGAGCTGGACAAGCGAGTGTGATTGACTACATAAAATCAATCGAAGACGAGGAAATTTAATGTGTATATTCGGAGGCGGTAACCCCGCACCACCACCACCCGCACCATTACCACCACCACCACCAGTGCCACCAGCACCTCCTGCACCATTGCCAACACCTGAGCCAATGGAAAAGGAAGTGAACCCACAGGTTAGAAGAGCTAAGTCCAAGAAAGCTAAAGGTGAATTTGCTTCAGGCACTTCACAACTTAGAGTACCTCTTGGTTCAAAAGTTAACACTGGACAAGCTGGTCCAGCCGGGGGTCTTAACAAATGATGACAGCACGTAAGAGATATGAACAGTTAGCTACAAGTCGTAGAGATTTTCTAGACAAAGCAGTTGAGTGTTCAGAACTTACGTTGCCTTATCTAATTCAAGACGATCTATCGTCTAGACCAAACCACGAATCTCTGAAAGTACCATGGCAAAGCATAGGTAGTAAGTGTGTAGTCACTCTTGCAGCAAAACTTATGCTTGCTATTCTTCCTCCCCAGACTAGCTTCTTTAAGCTACAGCTACGAGAAGATAAACTGGGTGAAGAATTTACACCAGAGGTAAAAGGAGAGTTAGACCTATCCTTCTCCAAGATGGAGAGAATGATAATGGAATACATCGCAGCCTCAAATGATAGAGTAACAATTCATCAAGCACTCAAGCATTTGATCGTTGGTGGTAACGCCCTTATCTTCATGGGTAAAGATGGTCTAAAAAATTATCCGCTTTCAAGATACGTTGTTTCTCGTGATGGAAACGGTAACGTTATAGAGATAGTTACAAAAGAACTAATCAATAGAAAAGTAATGGAGATCGACATCCCAGACCCATTACCAAACACAGGGATAGATGAGACTAAAACCACGGACAAGGATGACATTGAAGTATACACTTGTGTCAAATTAATAGATGGTAGGTGGGTATGGTACCAAGAAGCATTCGATAAGATACTTCCCGGTAGCCGTAGTACTGCACCTAAGAATGCAAGTCCTTGGTTAGTGCTCAGATTTAATACAGTTGACGGAGAAGACTACGGTAGAGGCAGAGTCGAAGAGTTCCTTGGGGACCTTAAGACAGTTGAGGGATTATCCCAAGCGCTTGTCGAAGGCGCAGCAGCAGCCTCGAAGGTGATCTTTTTAGTCAGCCCATCTTCCACAACAAAGCCACAAACTATTGCAAAGGCTGGCAATGGAGCCATTGTATCTGGACGTGCAGAAGACGTACAGGTAGTACAAGTGGGCAAGACAGCCGATTTCTCTACTGCTGCAAACATGGCTAATCAGATAGAGAAGAGATTACTCGAAGCATTCTTAGTGATGAACATAAGACAAGCGGAACGAGTAACAGCAGAAGAGGTACGACTCACACAGTTAGAACTTGAACAACAGCTAGGTGGTATATTTAGTTTGTTAACTATTGAGTTTCTAATACCTTATCTAAATCGTACACTCTTAGTTCTACAACGTAGCAATGAGATACCTAAGCTACCTAAAGATATAGTCAGACCTACAATCGTAGCTGGTATAAATGCATTAGGTAGAGGACAGGATAGAGAATCATTGACACAGTTTATTGGTACTATCGCACAGACGCTAGGACCAGAAGCATTGATGAAGTTTGTAGAACCTCTTGAAGCAATCAAGAGACTAGCAGCAGCTCAAGGTATTGACGTGTTGAATCTTATCAAGACTCAGGAACAGATAGACCAAGAGATGCAAGCACAGATGCAGGCACAGCAGCAACAAGCTTTAGTGCAACAAGCTGGTAAGTTTGCTAGTAGTCCTTTGATGGACCCAAGCAAGAACCCAGAGATAGAAGCATCTATGCAAGAAGAAGAACCACCTATTGAGGAATAATGGCAGAAACATTATCTTATGAAAACGCTCCAGACACAGAGGTTCTCTCACCCGAAGAACAGGACTCTCTTGCTGTTGGAGAAAAGCTAGTAGCAGAACAAGAAGGATTACTAGCAGGAAAATATAACAGCCCGAAAGAGCTGGAAAAAGCATACTTAGAATTACAAACAAAACTTGGCAAAACAGAAACAGACCAAGCAGGAGAAGAAGGAGAAGGAGAAGAAGAAGGAACTGATGAGGAGGTACCTGAAACGTCTCCTGCATTCGATTTAATTTCTAAAGCTTCTGAAGAATACTATGCTAACGACAACACCTTATCACCAGAAACAATAGAAAAGTTTTCTGAGATGAGTAGCACAGATATCGTTAATGCATACATTCAGTCTATACAAAATGCTCCTGCACAACAGCAGCAGGATGTAGACATACCTGATGCACAGGTAAATCAAATACAAAACTCAGTTGGTGGTGAGAAACAATATACTAATATTGTATCTTGGGCTGCTAACAACTTACCTGAAAAACAAGTAATAGCTTATGATAATCTAGTCCAGTCAGGAAATGTAGAAGCTATTAACTTAGCTTTGAAAGGACTGAAAGCAGAATACGATGATGCTTTTGGTAACGAAGGTAGAACTCTACAAGGTAGATCTCCTCGTAACAGTGACGGGATATTCAAATCCCAAGCCGAACTTATCAGGGCTATGGCTGACCCTCGTTACGAGTCTGACGAGGCATACAGAGATGAAGTTATGGATAAGTTAAACGCATCCGATCTTAATTTCTAACTATGAAAACAAAAGACTTAGACACGCTACTCGAAAATGAGTACGCTTACGAACCACCTATTCAATTAATCGAAATGTCACACCACAACACAAACCCAATCTTTACACATGAAGCAGAACGTTTTAACGGCTGGGCAGCGATGCTTGGCTTTGTTGCTGCTCTTGGTGCCTATGTCACCACTGGTCAGATTATCCCCGGCGTATTCTAAGCCGAGACAAATCCCACCATACAAGTGGAAGATGACTTGCTTTGACTTTCAACATGCAAGGTACAAAGTACTATTGGATGAGGACTTACCCACAAGGGAGAAGATGCAACTCATCCAATTCTTTCTTTCTAAAGTAGAGGAGGAATGTGATAACATACACTCAAGCTAATGACCACCCCACGACTAGAATTTCTGTTTCCTACTCCTGTAGTTATTACAAAGATAGAGAAACATGAAGAACATAAAGCAAGAGTCCTTCCTGTATTAGAACAGAAGTTTAAGGACAGCCCAAACCAGACTGCTCCTTGGGCAACCATGGAACATACATGGACATCCTTCGAGAAAGATCAAGGATTAAATATATGGGATGAACAGTTTGACAAAACTATTCACGATTACCTAAACTATCTACAAGGAAGTCCTATTGAATTTGACTATGTTGTAGACAGTTGGTTAAATATCCATGATTCAAATATGTATATGGAGCAACATGAGCACGGCGGTGCTATTGTTTCCGGAATATATTACTTGCAGTTTGATAAGAACAAAGACTTTCCTGCAACGTTTATGAATCCATCACACAAAGGGGTAGAAGATTGGGGACTAAAAAGCACCAACTTCCATCCTGAGAATGATGCACTAATATTATCAACGTTTCCAAACTATTTGAATATAGAAGAAGGTGATCTAATATTATTTCCTTCTTACCTCACGCATTTTGTTAAACGCTCTAGAGCACAGCACGACAAGTTGCGTGTCTCCTATGCGTTTAATGTAGAAAATCATTCATTACTAAAATAAAAATGGCAGCAATCTCATTACAAAGAGACACTACTACCAACTGGGAAAAGTTTTGTAACTGGGTTACTAGCACAAACAACCGTCTATACGTAGGCTGGTTTGGTGTGTTAATGATTCCAGCATTACTAACTGCTACCACATGTTTCATAATCGCCTTTGTCGCAGCACCACCAGTAGACATAGATGGCATACGTGAGCCCGTTTCCGGCTCGTTAATGTACGGGAACAATATTATATCGGGAGCAGTCGTCCCAAGCTCTAACGCAATCGGACTACATTTCTACCCAATCTGGGAAGCCGGCACACTGGACGAGTGGCTATATAACGGTGGACCATATCAACTCATTGTCTTTCACTTCTTAATAGGAGTAGCAGCATACGCTGGTAGACAGTGGGAACTTTCATACAGACTAGGTATGAGACCATGGATATTTGTGGCA